GCATGCTCATAACCATACTGTCGCGCTAGCAACAGGCTCTGCGAACTCAGCTTGTGAATCGGCAATTCGTGCGGGTGCTTCTCGTTCAGCGTTAGGTACATCTTCCTAAGGACCGCGAATTTCGCATCATCATGTCGGTAGTTCTCCATGTGGGAACAGAGCGCGTCCCCGAGATGCTCCAACTTGACCACCCGAAGGTGTTCGATGTGCTTAGTCCAGCGCTTTGGGTGGTAGGTCGGACCTTCCTTGCCCATTCGCAGGTCATTAGAGAAGTACTCTGAGTGGTACAGATCTTCACGCTCATGAATCTCCATCTCCACTCCGAGCTCTTGTGCTGCCTGGACGTACTTCTCGATGCCAGCTGGCACCGGAGATTGGTTGACGTCGTCACCACCAGCGAAAATCGGCAGATCGAGGATCTCCTCATCACTCATGCTCAAGCGCATACACGTCATTACGTGCACCGCGAGCTGTGAGATCGAGTTGATCGCGATCGTCATGTACCAACCGCTCTTCATAATCCCACTTTCGTGGGGTTTGTAAGCGTGGCCATCCGACGTTCGGTAGGTAGCGCACTCGAACACCTGCTTAAAGCAGTTGTCGATGTCACTGAGGTACTGTTGGTACTGCTCAGCCGTCCATTCCTTTGGCTGAATCGCCAATTTCTTGACGACTCCACAAGCAGCAGCGGCGATCCATGAATGCATCATGTAATCCCAGTTCGACTTATCGCTCTCCCAAACCTTACCTGGTAACCACTCGGCGAGATGCTCGATGTGGCCCGGGTTGGCCGGTGAAAACGCGTACTTAACCGGGGTTTTCTTCCACTGCTTAACTAACACGACAGCGAGTTCGTTGAAAACGGAAGCGTGATTGACAGTGACGTGAAGAGGGAAGCCAGCGATGCAGCGAGGCATGCCCTTCTCGAGTTTGGTTCGCTTTGTCGGCTCACCCTTGAGAAAATCCTTGATTTCGAAGTCAAGGTTGTCCCACTCGTTCAGAACATGCTGCGCAAAACCCTTCTCGCCGTAGGCACCCAAAACTTGGGCGTTGGTTGGCTGTGACTGCACGCAGTACGGATAACCAGACGCCTTCTTCGGGTCAATGATCGACGATTGGATCACATCGAAAACTCCTTCGAGATCCCGATAGTGAATGTTTGGAACGAATGATGCAGGTTGCATCATCTCAGCGACGAGCATCGAGCAGCGAGCTAGCTCCTCTGGCGAGGGCGCTCGGGTGATGGTCTTAACTCTATCACCATATAGCTGCAAGTGTCGCTCCAGCGAAACTCTCTCGGTCTCAAGAGACATGTCCGGGTAAGCGAACTGCCCCTCCTCATAACCAAGTCCCACAAGTTCTACCTTGTAGTCCTCGATAACCTGTGTAGCTTCAGGCTGCACGGTCGGTGCCGAAGGACCATGGATGGGTTTTAGACCGCCTGTTTTGGTATAAGGCGGGACTACAGACCCTCTATCCACTGTCTTTCTTTCTTCGCAGGGTACTCGGGTGCTTCCCTTTCCCGAACGTCGCGTCGGACGACGCGAGCGGACAGTGTCCGTTGCGAAAGAGCAGACGCTCGCATTCTCGTATGAGTTCCGATGATAACGCTCGTCGTCGAAATCGACGTAGCGTGACCGTTGAGCTGGAAGGTTCATCGAATCCAGGATCATATCCTGGAAAATGTCTTCATCACGACGGGCATTGCCAGTAACGCCGAAGCATTCGACAAGTCCATCGAGGTCCCATCCATAAGTGGCCTCTCCGTTGTTGAGCACGATCGCGTATTTACCATCGCGCATTGCCTTCAAGGTCACAACACCTCCACGCCACTTGTGTTGACGGTATTGTTCCTTGTAGGATGCATCGGCGTACGTATAACGCTTTCGGTTCTTGGAGGCGCTCTCCAGTCCAGTACCGACGTCAATCAGGTACTGAATCAATTCGGTTCGCACAGCGACATTGTGATCGCCTGCAGCACTTACGTGCATGCCAACCACGCTGTTGCCACACAAGAGGATCGATCCAGAGAATCCCTTTT